AGTTTCCAGATATTCGATCTGGTCTTGTCGTCTAAATGCATTATTGATAGACCGGACAACATTAGGGACGCTATCAACAGCGTAAAGAGACTGATCTGGATAAACTTCGTTGTGCGAGTTGGCGGATGCGGCAACTTGCCATCCTGAGAGGTAGATTGCTTTGAGTCCTGCCTTGACGTGTTGGACTGCTTGTTGACCATTGTATGCTCCAAATGTATTAATGTACTCATTTTCTTCGAACAGTTGACGCAACTTTTTCGCACCCATCTTTGCGAGGGTGTGGTCGATAGAAACGGTTCCTTGTAGACGGCGTACCTGTTCAGGTGAGTAGTCACGTTTTTTCATAATATATTCCAATTGTATGAGTGGTATCCCGTAGGGGGTTCGAACCCCTGTTCCCGCCGTGAAAGGGCGGTGTCCTAGACCACTAGACGAACGGGACTCAAATTCACATTATATAGGGTTACGCTAAGATCGATTCGATCAGTATCGTAACCTTCCCTTTTTCTCCTTCGACGAAGATAGCACAGTCGGTCGCATCGACGTGACACTGGTCAAGGAAATGACCATTCACTTCTGATATCGCCCTGTCTACCGCCCTCTCCGGACATCTGTAAACACCAATGATGAACCCCATTGGATCCATCGCTATGTAAACATTACCAAGATCAACGGCACCATCACGAAAATATGTCGACGGGTAAGTTAATCCTTCCATTTCGTCCCCTAATTATACCTCTGAATGATTGATTTGTCAATAGTTAATTATATCAGATATCGAAATAATAAACAACGGTGGCAAACTGTTTTCGTTTAGCACTCACGACAAAATCTGTACGCGAATCGATCGGCACTACGACCTTGCGTACTTTGAGAAACGACTTCTTCTCTGAATAGGAGTCTTCAAACATCTCGCGCACAATGCGCTGTATTTTTGTTTCTTTAGGTATATAGGGAATATCAGATTCCAGTGACAAGCACATTAAGCATTCTAAAATCATCGTGTCTCCAGATAAAATAGGTGATTTCCGATACGACCAATGTAATTCATAGACTTATTCCAAGTCGGGCTGACATAGTCGGTGTGGTAGTGGGTCGCACTTTCTGTTAGTCCTCTGAACTGATTTTTGTGTAGAATGTTAACCGCAACAGTGATCGATCGCAACCACGAGTCGACCTCAGTGGGGTGGTCCGACTTACCGTCGCAGTACCAACTGAACTGGCACTTGTCCCGAACTGGGACACCCTCCCAAGTCACCGCTTGAAACACAACATCACAAATGCTGTCGGGGTAGAGTCGGGACTCCACGCGATTGAGAACAACGTCTGCAACCGCATATTGTCCTGCAAGACTCTCAGATCGCGCCTCGTGATAGATATTCATCGCAAGGCATTCGATCTCAGACTTCGCTCTTTCTTCTTGTGCGTATGCGTAGGACGTTATACCTACCACGAACAGGACGGCTAACCAACGAACCATTACTTGAATATGGCTCGAAGCATGTATCTACGAAGTTTCGCGAGGTGTTCGCGCTTGTACTTCGAACGTGGGTTCTCTCCCCACTTCTTCACAAGGAATCCGTACTCCTCAACAATATTATCTTTGTAGGACATTATCCATCTCCTCTTCAGTATACATGAACGGGAATGACCGTTGGGTCATCTCTGGTTTGGCACAGAAATAGTTTCTCACCATCATCATGGAACGACGCATTTCTGGATCCATCTCGACATCCTTGTCGGTGGACAATGCGAAGTCTATTTCTTCAACTATGATTCGATCGAACTGATCGTCATCTACGAATACATCGATGTAGGGCACTGTTTTACCTCATTGGTTTGCTAATTTATGAGGGACAGTATACTACAACTATGCGTCCATGTCAATGAACTTTTCGTACAGGAAGTCTGTGAATACTACCTGAGTTTTCTCGCCTGGGTGTCCATGTGGTTTTAGATCATCACCTTCTATCGCTAGAGTATAGAGATCTTTACCACGACCCATACCCACACGACTATTGTCGTCCAGTGTTCCAAGCGAGTTCTTCAACCATTTCTTGTAATCTGGTATATTGTCGATTCTATTGCTCATCGGAAGAACCTTGAAGTCACTGTTTGGAGGAACTTGGTCGGTCAAGACAGAAAGAATGTTAGACCAGTTTCTCTGGTGGAACGATCCCTGTATCAACTTGATACCTGCGGCTCTTGCGATGACCTCCATGTTCTTCATCATCACTAACAGATGTAAAATGTCTGTTTTAGAATCATATGCGTTATCATACCAATCCGACCAACGATCTCTTTTCTGAGGTGTGTAGATACAGTCGGTTCGTAATGAAGAAAACTGAGTCACGTCATTCTGTCGACCAATCTTCACCTGACGTTCTGGTGGCATATATTCGACAAGTTCTTTACGTTGGAGTGCGGACCACATGATGACCATGTGCGTAACCTTGCCTGGGTTTTCGTGTAAAAAGTCCGTCGCCTGGCGAAAAATCTTGTCGTTACATGCACCACAAACACCAAGGTTCTTGTGTTCAATACCTAACTTCTGGCCTAGCAAATGGGTAAAGGTCAAATCCCAGTGTGTGGGTGGATCATTATCAAAACCATGAAGTTCGTCTCCCCAGACGAAACTACATCCTGCTGTCATCAACATTAGTTCTTCTCTTTATAGTCTTTGATAGCAGCTTTGATCGCATCCTCTGCGAGTACACTGCAATGGATTTTTACTGGTGGTAGTGCGAGTTCGTTTGCGATATCGGTGTTGCGAATATTACCTGCCTCTTCGAGTGTCTTTCCCTTAACCCACTCAGTGAGTAGAGAACTAGAAGCGATAGCAGAACCGCACCCATAAGTTTTAAACTTCGCATCTTGGATTACTCCGATTTCGTCGACAAGGATTTGCAGTTGCATCACGTCACCACACGCGGGTGCTCCTACCATACCAGTTCCGACTTTGTCGTCTTCCCTATCCATCTTACCCACGTTGCGTGGGTTCTCGTAGTGGTCTAAAACCTTGTCAGAATACATTACTCTGTCTCTATGTCTTCAATCAGTAAGTCCCTCAGTTGACGCGCCTGTGCGTCTTCTGGGTTGTGAATACTACCGTTGTTCACAAACTTGTATGCAAGTGTGATACGTTGACACTCTGTGTATGCAGCGTGCCAGCAGTGTAGATCTGGTTCATCTCCTGCACCGAAGTAGTAGTGTCTGCATTGCCAGCCAGGCACATCTTCGATCTTGATGATTTCATCTTTCTGTTTATCATAGTACTCAAAGAACCCTTCTCCGGACTCTGACCATGTAAATAGAACCTGATATGCGTTGGCATCAAAGTTAGTATGCCAACCCACAAACCCGCCAGGCGGATAGTAGGAGAGTAATGCAGAAGTATGAGCGCCAAGTTCTGCCGCAAAGTCATACTTGACCTTCTGCATGAAATCTCCCCACATCTCCTTGTCTTCTCGCACCATTTTCGAAATCGGTTGTGCGAAGTACCGATCCGGCGGGCCAACTAGCTCGTCACGAGATAGACATTCTAACAGATACTCACGTGAGGTGTAGTAAGACCCCAAGTCAATATCCTTTCTCTCGTGATAAGTCCAGTACTTTTCGTCGTTGTACGACGGCTTGGATAACATCTCTTCGGAGAACCCGTTGAGAACCTCCAGCATATCTTTGTTACGGATAACCACTTCTGTCACGTGCGGTCACCTCTCTTAATAATCATAGAATAACGATCGCCGATCTGGTGTTTGAACGAAACTCTGTCTCCGTCCTTCAGATCGAACTTCTTGTAAAGTTCGTCCGGTATTTCGAAGGCGCAGTCACCCTCTAGGATGGTATCCACCACCGGACAGTTGTAAACCTTACTGGTCTTTTTTGTCGAATTCCTCATTCGCCTTTCTCAAGTCATCTTCTGTGCAAGCACCCGTATTTAGGAGATAGATAAGAGTCGCTTCGATACCTTTCTGTTTCCCGAAAATGCCGCCAACAAAGTAACACGTCCACATAAGTGCTACCGCTATTAATGTGTGTAGGATTGGATCCATGACTTCCCCTTAGAATTTGAAGTTTTCGAATTTCTCGGAATCAATTCGTTGACCGGAGTTAGAGTTATCAAACGCTGGTCCATTATCTACTTCTTTATTTAGGGGTGAATCATTTTGATCAACGTCATACAGACGCATTTTACTTCTGTCAATACCTACGACAAATCTCTGATATGTATTCAAATCGTTATATCGGTTTTTCAACTGTTTCACTAAGATCTGATTGTTCGCTTTGAGTTCGTCGTTAGAGATAAGTGCGAACATGAAGTCGGCGGTTGCGGGTAGTCCAAAAGATTCGGACGTATCTTCCAACCCCACGTCGTCATTAGTAAAACCCGAACGAGTCGTTTGCGTTGCAGACACGATCGGCACGTCGAATTCCACGGCAAGGCCACGTAACTCTTCAGCAATAGACTTGATATACGAATACGAGTTAATAGCACCGCCCATTCCTTTCACACGCGCACTGGCGCAGATGTTGAGATAATCGATATAGATGATATCGGGGACAAACTGTTTCTTCAGTTTGAGTTCGTTGAACAACGCACGGAAGTGGTTCGCGTGTGCGCTACCCGTTGGGTATTCTTTGATGATCAGTTTACCTTCGGTCTTACCCTTGATTCTTGAAACGCGGTCATCGAACATTGGTTTACTCAAGTGTTCGAGTTGATCCATCGGCACGTTAAGTAGGTTCGCATCGATACGTTCCGCGATACGTTCTTCGGACATTTCCATCGTGAGGTACAAGACGTTCTTACCTGCACTCAGAGCACCTGCGGCAGAGTGACACATGAACAGAGACTTACCCACGCCCGTACCCGCGAGCGCGATGTTCAGAGTCTTGTTAGGTAGACCTCCCTTGGTGACCCGATTGAAGTAATCAAGGTCGAACGGGATGCGTTCCTCTTCTAGGTGATAGAAGTCGAATCGTGCGTCAGAGTTCTCAAGGTAGTCGTGACCGATGTTCGTATCGAACGACACAGACAGCGCCTTAGTCAATACGTCTGGAATCGCGTTCTTACTGAGGGTCTGGTGTTTGCCGTCAATGATAGAGATCGACTCCATGACCGCATTGAAGACCGCACGATCCTGACAGAACTTCTCAGTCTTCTCGACCAGCCAGTCCATGTCTTCATCGGCGTGTGTGAAGATGTCGGGAAGGATCTCCATCGCGTGACGATACTGTTCGTCCGGTAGACGATCGTTCTCATCAATCTCAATCTTGAATGCCTCCAGTGTCGGTAGGCGATTGAACTTCCCGATGTATTTGAGTGTCTCTTTGAGAAGGGACTGGTACGTCCCCTCAAAGTAATCCGGTGTGAGGAAGGCGGCGACCTTCCTCGTGTATGGATCGTTAGTCAGCAGATTCCGTAGAATCGTCTGTTGTAGGTTGATCTCCGTCATCGTTTCCCTCTACTGATTGGATGCCTTTGTTGTAAACGGCTTCCGCAAGAATATCCTGTAACACGTCTGCTGCAAAACTCTGCAACTCAATATTGTCTGTATTATACACGGATTCATCGGGTGTGTCAATAACATCGAAGTTAAATCTGATAGATTCACTACTTTCGTCAATGGTGACGTTGCGATATCGAATCGTCACGTTCTCATAGGGAGATCGCATAAGACTGACATTCCACATGGGACTGCCTTTGACCGATACTGCTTCAAGAGTGTAGTCTAAGTTTTCGGATGGCTTGTCTAAGTCCAGATCCATTATGCTTCCTCCAATTCAGCAATCAATTCCGCATCGACCTCACTGGAGTAACCGATCTTGTAGGTCTTCTCCAAGAAGTCTGCAAAGTTAGTTGTTTCAAAAATAGGTTCCCAGAACTCCGCGTCTAGGGTGTCCTTTGTTCGTACTTTAGTCCCAACGAGTTCGCCTGTAGTTGTGTCAACTTTTTGATACCAACCGTTAGAAGGCTTAGCAACATAACCACCAGCAAGAGCGACATCGAGAAGACCACTGTACTTCTGAACACCCCCTTCCCACGAAACTCCGATAGGAATCTTCGATTTTTCTTTGACATAACGGGATTTCTCTACGTTGATGACGAAGTTGTATCCGACAACTTCAGTTCCTTGTTTCTCTTGTTGACGACCCAGAATCCAGATGTTGTCCGCAGAGTAGTAAATACCTGTACCACCACCGACGATATCTTTTGGAAACAAACCGATCTCTTTGTAGGTGTGGTTGATAGCAACCAACGGGATGTTCTTCATCGTCAAGTAAGGTGTGGTCATACGGAACAGACCCTTCAGTGCTTTCGCACGAGACATGTCTGCGACACCCTTCTCGTTTAGTGCGTCCTCTAGTTCTTTCTTAGACGCAAGGTTACCGATCGAGTCAATAATGATCATCACGTCGTCGTCACGGTCGAGTTCTTCCAACTGGTTGATCAGATCAAACTTGAGTTCTTCGACGTTTGCGATCGGTGTGTGTAGGACACGATCAGTGTCGACACCGAACTGCTCGAAGTATGACTGCGGAGAACCAAACTCCGAATCATAAAAGAGGACAACTGCCTCTGGTTTTGCGTTCAAGTATGCACCCGCCATGAGTAGCGCAAATGATGTCTTGAAGTGTTTGGATGGTCCTGCGAGGACCGTAAGGCCAGGCGAGATACCGCCATTAACCGAACCGGACAACGCGACGTTCACCATTGGAACGTCGGTTGGCACCATATCTTTTTCGGTGAAGAACTTACTCGTCGAGAGGGTCGCTGTTTCCTTGATCTTGCTGTTCTTCTTTAGTTTGTCCATTATCGACATTCTTGTTTCCTCCGAAATCTACGAATGTAATGTTGTTGACTTTTTCACGTTCATCGAGGTCGTATTGTACCCTATAATCGCTGTTGATGTCAAGAACTTTCTCAAGTAAATCGAACGACGCAACTGTACCGTCGTCCTTGTCATGTGTAGAAAATCGTAAGAATGCCTTAGTGTCTTTTGGTAAACACGCACCACCGAATCCACGTTTCCCGTCAAAGCCTGGCACACGAGTGTGTCCCATACCTACACGTTCGTCGTTACCTGCGGCGCGGACAATCGTGTTGTAGTTGCAACCGTAAAGGTTCACCAGATCATACAACTGGTTGAAGAAGGTGACCTTGGTCGATAGGAAAGAGTTGATCGTGTACTTGACGAAGGACGCCTCGTAAGCACTCATTCGGTGATAGTCGTTAGACTCGCACGACCCGAAGATCTCATAGATGTCCACCAACTCAAGTACCGCTTGTGGTGTACCACCCATCACGTGGAATTTTGCAGAGACGAAATCCGCCTTCGCATTCTTCTCTGTGAGGAACTCTGGATTATAACAGAATCTGTCGTGTTGTTCTTTGGACATGGACGCGTACAAACGATCGACAACGTCCGGTGTGATAGTTGATTTCACAACAACCATTGCATTGGTGTAGTTCAGTGACTTTAGTACCGAACTCTCCACGATCGATGAGTTGACCGAACCGTCATCGTTAGACGGAGTCGGTGCACATACGAAAACGCAGTGTGGTTGTTCGTCTGGTAACATGGACTTGAAGTCTTCCACGTCATTATTGTATTTTTTTGGATCGATCAACATATGTTGCACGAGCGGATGCGTGAAGGCAAACTCAACTGCCTGTCCCACAAACCCGTGACCGACGATCGCCAAGCGGAAAGTCTTTTCCGTCTTAGTGTCTTCTGCCATTAGGCGTCTACCCCGTTATATTCTTTATACCATTCGTAGAACCGTTCGACCCCCTCCGCGATACTGACCTTTGGATCGTATCCAAGTGCCTGTAGTTTCGCAGTGTTGGACCACGTCTCTAACGTGTCCGCTGGGTGTTTAGGTGCTAGGTTCTTGTCTGCTTCCTTGCCGGTGTTCTTCTCGATCTCCGAAATGAAGTCCATCAACGCGACCTGTTCGCCACGTCCAATGTTGAAGATTTCACCTGCTGGGATGTCCGCATTATCTAGTACGATCTCAATTCCGTCGTTGATGTCATCGACGTAAGTAAAGTCGCGTTTCATATCACCATAGTTGTATACAGTGATCTGGTTACCTGCAAGAATGTTTTTGGTAAAGTCAAACAACGCCATGTCTGGTCGACCCCAAGGACCGTAAACGGTGAAGAAACGTAGACCAGTTGTGTTAAGACCGGAAGACTGCATCTGACATTCGTTTGCCCACTTGGTATAACCATACGCATTAAGTTGTTTACCCGACTCTTCTCCCTCAGTCCAAGGCACTGGTGATCCCGCATACACACACGAGGTGGACGCGTAGACAATGCGGACTTCAGGGAAATACTTTTTGCAAGTGTCGATTAGGTTCTGTGTTGCGTCGATGTTGTTTCGGTGGTAACTCTTTTCCTTACCCAACGAATCGCGCACACCTGCCATTGCAGCCAAGTGGACTATCGTGTCCGGTTGAAACTCTCGAATGAGTGCTTCGGTCTTTACTTCGTCGCAGAGATCACAACCCCAGATGTCGAGGTCGAAATGCTTCATGCGATCAACTTTGAGAGATGGACTGTACAAGTGATTGTTGAAGTTGTCAATACCCTTGACAACCAGACCGTCTCTTTCTTTCAATCTAGCCATGAGTTGCGACCCGATAAAACCAGCCGCACCCGTAATTAATACACGTTTCATTCATCCATTCCTATAAACATATTCGAGTGCGCGATCCGCCTCCACGTGTAGTGGTCTGTTCTGATACCAGTTACCCGTGTCGCGGTCGAACTCTCTACAAAGTTCTTCTATTTGTTTAGCAGTGATCGGATACCCTCGCGAGTATGCGTTCCCTGCGATTGCGACCATGATCGCATAAATCTTCGAATACCAACCTGTCCCCGAAATCGTCTGATACTCTGCACCCAATTTCTTGGGCCAGAACGGACAATCCCGATAGGATGTCCATCGGTAGTCGGTGTTATTTAGTCCATTCTTACGGTGTTCTATCACCGCTTTTTGCATTTCTGGTGGTAATCTATCTAGGAAGGAATTACCTGTCTTCTCGACGTAAGGATGTTTTGCAATCATCTCAGATACATTGAGTGCGGATCCTCCGGAGTTGACCATAAAGAACGAGTAGGCGTTAGGATACTGCGCAGGCACATAGTACATCCGTGCGAGGTCTTTCGTCTGCGGATCTCCCAGTTCACCCAGTTCGGTGTTAAGAGCGTGCCAGAACGCCTTGATACGACTGTTCTCGACCTGTTCATCGAGACGAAATATGATTCGAAATTTTAGATGCTCTTCTGAACTACTTGCTGTGTTGTAGACGACATAGTCATACCGACCGTACTTTCGGTTCAACCACGTTCTTAGGGACTCGACATCACCGCAACCGTCAATAGGATCATCCACGTCAACGCAACACCAAGGACTCCAATATAGAACAGATCGATTACTACGCGTCGAACCCACGTCGAACACAGCAGGAGTAAGAAGAGGAGAACTATTGGGTCCACCTTTTTCTCCCGGCTTTGTGTAGGAATCACGAAGACACACCACGAAGTCCAACCAGTTGAAGAAGGTAGTTCGTCGATGTGTCTTGTTATCAAACTGATTTTTGAATAGGGTTAGTTCATACATGAGACGTATTATACTACAGAGAAGGGCCCCGAGTCAACCTTATAAAGTAAGATTTCTTTAGCTGGTTTTGCTTCATACCCTTCTTCAGTTTTCTTACGTCTACCGGCAGTGTAGGTAACAGGTATGTTTATGTGTGAGAGACTCCTTCGTTTATCTTTCCACCAATCCCCATCGTCACGGTTAGCGAGCATGACGTTAGTCCTGTTGTCGCAGAAATCGATCAGTTCGATGAGAGACTCATCGCTAAACCCATTACCATAGTCAGCAATGCTTTCACGATATGGTGGATCAAAATAGTAGAAGGTATCGTCCGGCAATCCAGACACCGCATCCTTCCAGTCACCCGACAGTATCTCAGTACGCTGCAGTGCGTCATGCCACCAATTAATAACGTCACGATCATAGACTTTGTCTTTTTGATTCAGAAGACCAGACGGTGTACCATATCGACCATTGGTGTTTTTGTTGAGTTGGTATATTCCATTGAACCCTGTCTTCATCAAGAAGTATAGAGTAGCAGATTCGTAGGGCGCACTCCACCCTTCATAGTCCCAAGCATGTGCATGTCGCACATCAAAGTAAAACTTCTTGCGATCATCTTTAGTCATGGGGATGTACTGAGATTCTAATTCATCAACGCGATGAGTGAACTCAGGGAGGTCAGATTTTATACTGCGATAGATCCTAATCAGATCTTCGTTGATGTCGTTGATGACCATCTTTCTAGGGTTGAACGTTTTAACAACATGCACGAATACTGCGCCACCACCAAAGAACGGTTCGCAGTAAGTGACCACATCGTTCGGGAAGTGATCTATGTAATGTTTTATGAGGCGAGTTTTACCACCCGCCCATACAAACAATGGTTTCATAATCTGACAATACTCGCATTGACATAACCATCTGCCATTGCTTGTGTGTCACCACCTCGCTTAAACTTTGGAGAAAACTTTAACCCCAGAGAGTCGATATCTTCAGGATCTTTCACGTTGACTACGGTCTCCGTATCCATATCGATATAAATGATATTGTTCCACTTGTCTACCTTTTGATATTCTCGCAGGGCAAACTTACCAACTTCAGCGTTAAATCGATTTGGATTTTTCCACGCGCCTTTATCGACAACCTGTTCTGATAAAGGTTCGGTATCACATCCCGGCCATAGGTCAGCAAAATATGGTCGATAATTTTCAGGACCAACTTTTCTTACTACTGACAGGTGACGATTGTAATCGTTTTTTCTCACCTTGCCAGGCTCAGTACCTTCCCAGTATTTCTTATTCAGAGTATCTACGAGTCCCTTCTGAGTTCGGTTTGTAGGAACTGGTTTCAAGCTTGCACCGTTCTTCTTGATCTCTACCTTATTGTTACCATCAAAAACACCGTCAGATTCTGTAGAGAATCGGTAGTTAGATAGAATAAGAGGTAATGCCAACTCTCCTATTCCGATACCCTTACCATTGTTTTGCATAAGGTCACGAAACAGTTTGGGGAAAATATCATCTCTGGATAATTTGACGCTGATTAGATCAGACAGTTTACAACGGAAGTTTGTGTTAAGTATAGAACTATCTGTCAAGTTAGAATCATCTTCAAGTAAAGACAGTGTCCGCTCCGCATTACCCTGACCAGTAGCATGGTAGTACACCAGATCTCTAACAAAAGTTTTAACGAACTGATCCGCAGACACATGTCCACAGATACCTCTTCTGTTAACAAGTAGATGTTTCGCTCTCGTTTCAATATCTTTGAATGGATTCATATCAGTCTCTTTTTTCACAATACAAAAATAGTATAGTTGATCTGTGATTGATTGTCAATGGTAATATTACCCAAAGAATGCGTCAAGGGTAGATACTCCTTGCTCCTCATAGTTCCAGAGCAGTAGTTCTTTTCGGTTGTGTTCGTCCTCACGATACTTCTTACCGGAGTGCATTGTGTAGGTCAAATCCCACTCCAACTGACTCCAACCAGTGTATGCCTGCTTGAGTGTATCGTTAGAGTTGTAGGTGATCATCACCATCGCATCGGTGCTGTCAAGTTCATCATGGAATCGCTTGTGACAGAATGTGTCGTGCATGTCTCCATTGTTACCGTAGATGAACGACTTGATGTCGTAGGGTGGATCCGCAAAGATAAATGTGTTCTTGTCCGCACCATCCAACAGATACGAGTAGTCCTCGTTGGTGATCTCCCAGTTGCGCATCAACGCAGAGAACTTGGGTAACTTACCAATCAGTCGATGGTTGAATAGGTCACGCACCGCATCTTTTGAAAACGAACCAGTAGTCTCACCCAGTCCACTGAACGAGCATCGGTTCATGATGTAGAACTGCCACGCGATTTCGAAAGGATCTTCTGCGGTATTCAGACCCTCGCGCATAACGTGGTAGTAGTCAAGGTGTGCCTGCAAAGAATCTTCTGCACGGATCAGTTCATCCTTGACTTCGTGTAGTTTGTCCGCAAGGTCTTGACCACGAGACTGAAGAGTCTTCCAGAAGCAATACAGGTTGTAGTATTTGTCGTTTACCTTGACGGGGATTTGGGGGAACTTTTTAGTGAACGCGAACGCACACGACCCACCACCTAGGAACATCTCGCGGTATTCACGGATGTCGGCGACGGGCATGTTCTCCGAAGAAAATAGGAAATCGACGGCACGTGATTTGCCGCCGGGGTATCGAAGTGGGGTTTTTAGATCTTTTATCATGTCACGTATTATATAACGAAAAAGGTGTCTATGTCAAGGAGTATCTTTCTCTGGTATGCAATCTCTGGTGACAGTTCGCACAGAGAACCAAACACTTACTGGTCTCTTTTATGTACGAGCTAAGAGACTTACAATTAGCGGGATCTTTCTCTTTATCGTCATTATGATGATGTAGTTGCATCACTTCCCAATCGACTAGTCCACACTCAGAACAAGTGTGATGATGTTCTTTCTTGTACTCTCTTATTTTATCTCTAGCCGATTTGGCGTGTTTTCTGGTTCGAGCGTTTTTACACTCTCTGCAATACGAGATATAATATAGGGTTCCGTTTTGGTAGTTATGGTGGAAATCACTTTCCTCTAATACAGAACAAGCAGTCTTTGTTTCCCCGCAGTCTTTACAGACCTTATCAAACTTTTCCATTATGCCGCCTTATCATACTCAACATAGGTAAGAGGGAAGTCGTCGCCCTCTTGGAACTGAATCCAAGTGCGCTTAGCGACAGGGGTGAGGTCGAAGAACGACTTCGACTCACGGGTGCAGTGAAGGGCATCGCCCGACAACACCGCGTAGGTGGGTTCTTCCCACTCCTCAACGTGGTCTGACTCCACGAAGTCGATAGCATCGACGACGGACTCAGAGATGACGTACTCCTCAGAGTACGCAGAAGAATGGGTGATGACCTTAGTCACCGTATCCCACCACTGCGAATCAGCGACTTCCGCCGCAGACGCGGAGACGATATAGGTGGAACCACCCTTGCACTTCCAGTGCTGAGGGCAGTAACCCTCACCGTCCCAATCATGGGCACCGTAGTTCTCACGGTACTGAGTGTGGAAGATAACACGAATAGACAAATTAGACATAACAAAACTCTCTTAGGTATAAAGTAAACCGTAACCAAACATGAAACCAAGTGCCATTCCCATGGCGATCAGAACACTCCAAGCGACAAAACCTTCACTAGAGATTTCCTTCTTCTTTTCGGGACGCGGACGATAGTCTCTCATTACGCTCATTGCAGTGGGATCTCCATCTTAGGACCAACAAACTCGTTGAGTCGGCGTTGAACTTCTTCAAACATCAAAGTGTACTTGCGACCCTCAAGTTGACGAATGCGCATCGGGCACACTTCGTACTTCAGCTTCTCATCGTACATCGCAATCTTTTCTTCGTAAGTCATAATCATCTCTCATCACTTTATGTACCCATTATACCAAAGGATGAGAGAAAGTCAACCCTTTTTTAAAACTTTTTTATGGTAATATTCACATTACTGATTTTATGCAGACTCTAGGTACTCTAATGACTGACGTAAACGCACGAGAGCACGAGCACGACGATTGAAATCATTATAGAAATTATTGACATCTCGTGGAGTACCGATATCGGGAAGTGATCGACCAGTCAATTCACATCGCCAAAACGCATGACCGCGTGGGGGGTTACGGTAAGTCAAGTGACCCAGTTCTTGGGCACAATTTCGAACGTATCTATGGACGTAACTGCGGTTCATGACTGGTATCGACCGTAGTAGGTGTTGCCAAACATACGATACTCATCACCAGTAGACACCACAGTGACAGCAGACAATCGACCTTCCGATCGACCAACTCGAACTTCGCATGAAAGATCAACAACACCTTCATTCATCATACGAGTCAACAATAGGTTGTATCGCATGTGAGCCAGATATCGTGCGTTATCTTGACGCCATTGTTGCTCTTGATAATAAGTAGGATTCCGTGGTAATCGATTCGGACGACTAACTCCATTGAAACCACCTAGAAGTTCAGAGACGGTGTAGACTCTAGTCTCATAATCAACCACGCCGTTCACAGGAGATGTTCCACCCAAGTCCTCTTCAACTCGCAAAGAGCCAAGATCCCAACCAGATACTAATCGGTTACCATCAGAACCAGTAACCGCCATTGCTGTATAACCCATAACTATGTCCTCTTATCAATTTACAGTCATAGTATATCGCATTTTGAAAATAAGTCAACACATTTTTAAAACTTTTTTATGGTAATATTCACATCACCCAAAGAAGTCCTCAAGGGTTGCGGCTGGTTCTGCCTTCCACCCGACCGCATCAAGGATCGGTTCCAATGGATCAAGAAAGGTCTTATCGAACATCATGTCATAGTCGACGAACTTGTGTAGACCAAGTTCGGGGGGTAGATTGAGCGGGAACGATACGACGTTCTGTCCCAATCGGTTAGGTAGTTTGAGGTAACAGAACTTGATCTTGGTTCCAGTCGTCACGTTTTCATAACGTGTAGTGAGATCATTCTGTTTGATCGCGTTGTTGTAGATCAACGCACCACGAACGTGAATCGGGCAAGACTTCTTGAAGACGTTCTCGCGGTCGATCCACTTTGTGAGATTAGACACTCCACGCGGGAACGATACGTCCTCCGGTGGCATATTCTTGAACTCAGTGCGGAAGTCACGGATAAACCCTTGGGTGTCGTCTTCGGTCCCCTCAATAATGACGCGGAAGATCTCTTTGAACTTGTCACGGACAACCTGCGGAGTAGACGACTTGATCGCCTCGATCCCCATCATCTTGAGTTTGGGTTCTGCGTACTGAACACCCTCGTTGTTGTGCACGTTGAGGATGTATCGTTTCTTCGCCATCCAGATACCACGGTCGGCGATGACCTCACGTCCCATCTCCATGCGGTTGACATACGCACCCGTCGCGTCTGCCATCTTCGCATACGCCTCATCGAGTTTCTTCTCGAAGTGTGTGGAGCAAATCTTGTCTAGGAACTTGACAGGATTGTTGGGATTAAAACGGTCAACAAGATCACCCATTCGAATATAAACGGAGTCTGTGTCAATCGCAACGACGTAATCCTCATCTGATTTGAGAATGTCTTGCATCTCATAATTCACGGCCCTCTCTGCCCATTTGATCGCCAACTGACCGGCCATCGTGATAGACTCTGCGACTCGTTGATCGAAGTAACGGAACCACTTGTTACCCAACGCACCATAAAGTGAGTTCATTAGGATCTTGATCGCCATCTGTTGATTATTTAGTGATGTGATCTTGTACTGGAGAGTCTTGGTAGGATTGGTCTGATATTCCTGTTCCAACTTGAGCATCTGATCTTTGATAATGCGTCGGTCTGCGTAGTATTGTTCAATGATCTGCGGGATCACACCTTTGCGTTCGTGCGAAAATCGCACACCCGTAGGCGCGAGAGAGAAACCCTCACCTTGAATCTGTTGACCATCAAGGAAAGACTCCACCGACGCGTTCACCAGACCGTCCATAACCGTCTCTGGAGACATGTTGTACTGGACAATGATGTTCGGGTATAGGGAGTTCAAGTCGAACGAGGTGACCCATTGGTGCGATCCTACCTGCGGTTCTTTCACGTAACCGCCGGGGTATGGAGTCTTCGGTTTTTCGGTCTTGGGCGGAATCGCAATCTTACTCTTGTTCAGGAGTCGATAGATGATCGAGTCCCAGATGTTTGTCGTACCCAAGGTATCTCCGTAGTTCACACCACCACGATACGCCATGGTGAGCACAAGAGAGATCAGATCGAGTTTCTCATCGATCTTGTGTACCAACTCCACGTCCTTGACGTTGTAGTCAATGAACTTCTGGTAATCCTCTTTGTAGAGGGTGTGTAGGTTTCCGTGTTCCTCATACGAGAGTTTTCGTTCACCCAGCACCACGTTCGCAATGTGGTCGAGTCGGTAAGACTCCTGTTGACCCAACGTGTTCAGAGTGAACTTCTTAAAGACCTCAAGGTAGTCGAGATGTTCGACACCCTCAATGATGTATTCTTGGTTATCACGGCCGTTGATCTTCTGCACCCTTTCACGTACCGCACCCCAAGGTGAGAGACGTTTTACTAACGTGTCGTCACCATACATTCGGAAGCATCGGTTGACGATGTAGGGGATATCGAAGAATCGTGTGTTCCATCCGGTGATGATGTCTGGTGAGTAGGTGACCCAGTGATCAACAAACTTACGCAGTAGGTCATCCTCATTGTCGCACTTGATGAACAGAACGTCCTCACGCGTGGGCGCGTAGTCGTTGAGACCCCAGACCCAATACATGCCGTCGTTGTTGCGAATCGAAATCGAGATGATCGGATGTTCCGCAACGTCTGGTGAAGGGAACCCTTGATCGGACGCAACCTCAATATCGATGTTGAGTACCCGCACCTGTTCGCGATCGAACTTGATGTCGTTGGGGAAGGTCTCCGCGATGAACTGCATCGCATAGTTGGTCATACCATAGACCTTGAAGTTGGAGACATCACGATACTGCTTGGTGAACTCCGTCGCCTCTTTCATCGACTCGAACTGCATCTCCATAACGGAAGTGCCATCTAGGGTTCTCCAGTCTGACGGGGAGTTTCCGGTGACGTATAGTTTTGGTTTGAAGGGTACGCGCAGCTTAACTTGACGACCGTTGTCGTAACCGCGATACAGTATGTTGTTGCCCATTCGCAACACGGATGTATAAAATTTAGTCATGGGATGGATTATATCCCATTGTGGGGGTGGTGTCAATCAATAACTTTGAAAAATTTGTGTCTCTTCCAAGGTTCGTCCTGCAACTCTTGCTTGTAGCTGTGGTGTTGTTGCGTGACTGCAAGTCGTTTCGAGACGACCTGCGTTGTGGGTGTAGGTAACCCGTGTGATCTATCCTTTGAATCATTTGTGTTAAAAAATATCCCAATATCACGACCAACACCTATAGTATCACAGTTATGCCATGGATGTAAAGCAGTAACGTGTTTTCCGTAGTAATCTATATCTGGATGTGATAGGTGATTCGTGGTATATGTTCTGAAAAGACGTTGGAGTACGCAGTATGGTCCGCAGTTGATCGGGAAGTCGTTGGTGGTCAACATGTGATACGCCCAATGACAGAATCGTGGGTCGAGAGAATACATCCCCATAAACAGACCAATGTTCGCATACAGAGTGTGTGGTGCAAGGGTGACCAAAGACTTGAAAGACTCATATCGTTCTTCCAACATCCACGTGTCGTGTTCGATGACCCACACGCGTTCTCCACTGACCGCACACTGACGCATGATCTCCCAGTGAGAACACATCCCCGCCTTCTCTGTTGGTGAGTGATCGTCCTTTGGTTGACCGAACTTCTTGTTGTCCAGTGTCATCAAACTGCGCGACCACGTGTATCGGTCGACGTGTTCTTGGAAGTCTTCGGATTCGGGAGTGATTGCATCGAACTGCTCTATCGAATCGATGTAACCCTCGCTCAATGCGCGTTCGAACGAATACTTTGACAATGCCGCATACTCTTCGGATACTGCATTTCCCTTTATGACAATCTGAACTACTTTCATATGAATCTCTGGGTGTAGAATCCTTCAAGGTTTATCGGGGACTCTGTGTAAACGCAAGCATATAGACCTCGACTGTAGATCGATTTGTTCTTGCCGGATCTGTGATAGGTGTTTCCCTGTATCGCTACAATATCACCTTTCTTAGGGTATATAGTGACCCACTCACCATCGTCTTGGTTCTGTATTTCAAGAGTGCCGTTCTCTTCAGTGAAGTCGTCGAGTATCCACGACATATTGACTGTGTGGATAGACCCATCACTGTTAGGACCATATTGGTTGTCTTTGTGGGGTTCGAACCGGAGTCGGTCGTTGGGGAGTTTGATGACAATCTGGTCATTGAATAGATAGACCTCATCTCCCAAAATCTCACGGGAGAGTTCCTTCATCGTATCACTGGTATAGGATTGGAATAGTCGGTGGTCAAATCTGCCAGCGCATGAGATACCACTCCACGTAGAATAATCTGCGGCGTGGAGACGCATACCCTCACCGATACGTTTGACCATATCGACTTCATATGGGTTCAGTGCGTCCTCAATGACAACCCAACCTTTTTGTCTGTAGTGATTTATGTCCATGTATAAAAAAAGGGAACCGAAGTTCCCTTATTTATTAGACTAGTTGCTGGACACAGACGGCTATCACGAATACACTTGATAGTCCTGCGAACATCCAACCCATTTCCTCTAGTTTAGAGTTGGGACGGCTGCTCTTCTCCATTATTGCTCTCCTCGTTTAAAAGTTGCGGTGTCGACTGGTATGTGACACCAGAATTAATTGCGACTTTACGAGGCTTCTGACTTTCAGGGATTATTACTTCCAATGCGATGGCGAGTAATCCGTTCCTGAAATCAGCTCCCATTACTTCAACATACTCCGACAGACGGAACTGGCGTTCAAATCTCTTCGTCGAAATGCCTTTGTGAATATAC